AAACAAAACCTTTTTGCTTCCCGCTACGTTGTCCCACGTCAGGAATTTCTTGTTGCCTAAGGCCATGTGCGCCCCTAGAGCGATAGAAAACTGCGTCTTACCTGTACCGGGGTACCCCGTGATAAGTCCGAAGCCTCCTTGAGCTAGCAGGCCCTGTAACACCCATTCAATCTTGAACTCTGCATCCACAAAATCTTGGTAACCGTAGATAAGTTTTGACTCGCCCATGACTGGCGTAGTTTGGTTAGCCGACTCAATCATCCGCGTGAGGTCAACGTTCTCCAAAGCGTTATAGCCGTGCTTCTGTCGAGCCCTGTTAATAAAGTCAGTTATTCGCCGGTCACGGTCACGACGATGCTTGTACTTACCCCAGCGGTCATCAGCGTTATATAGTACAGCAGCTATATTTTCGTCCGACCAGCCCAGCTCAGCGCCCATGTGGGCCAGTTCCGACATCGCCGCAGACCTATCCTTTTTAGGTGGCCCAGCAAAGTACTTGTGGTCTCTGTTGAATTTGTCTAAAAACTCTGGCGTCCATGTAGCCAAAGCTTTGACATCTTCAAGAGCAGGCAGCTCCCCCAGTACTAGGTCAGTGCTGACAATCTTTCTGGCAGCTGCTATGTGCGCAAAGTCATCGAGACTATACTGCGTCTTCACGTTCCCACTCCTTCACAATGACGGGCATGTTCCGTTTGTGATTAGTGGTACGTATGGGTCGAAGGATTTGGTCTGCGTCCCAGCCTGATGTATCCGCGTGCATCACGTAAGCAAGTGCCCTGTTTCTATCTTCCAGCGTTTCTATATCGTCAACAAAGTTATCTAATTTCCAATAACAATGCTCATGTCCCTCAATTGATGATTGAACAATCAGTGTCGGGGGAGGGACAAACATCTTTCCCTCCTCTGCCTCTTGGTCCCACTCTTTAGGTGCGTTCCCATCGAAGTCTACCCACAGCATCCAACTACCTAAAACATTGTCTTTGGCAGGGTTAGCTGCCTTAAATAGTGCCGGAGAGTAGAACACGTTGGCTTTAATAGCTGACCACTTTAACGTGTGTCGTATAACCCCTTCTCGTTGACGAGGCCACTCGAACATGTACGGAGTCCACTTGCCCTCGTGTTCGACAGGCAGGTACACAAAAGTTGGTGTACTTACTACGGATTCTATGCCCCAGATGTAATTGTAGAACTCTCGCAGTTCTGTGGTCGCGTCCATTTATATCGTCCTTAAAGTTAGAGTGTGGCCCCGGAGGGAAAGTGGGAAAGCTCCGGGGCCACTGTGCCCATCAAGCTAGTTATGCAAAAGGATTACTAGCTGCGGTCTGACGGGTCTTCTTCTGGGCTGGCTGGGGAGCCTCAGAAGCTTTTTCAATCTTGACGTTCTTAACGTTCTGGAACATCTTACCAGCGTTAGCTCCCTTACCAGCGGAGCTGTAAAGCTGGAGAGTCCCGCGAAGCCCAATAAGGTCTTCACGGTCTACATCGTTGACAGCAGAGCGGTCAACGCCGAGGTCCATGAGCCGAGCCACGTAGTAGCCAAGCTTCTGGCGTTCGCGGTCAGTCAGGTTCTCGGGGTCAGCAGGAAGCTCGAACAGTTCGCTCTGCTTCTTGCCTTCTTCACCTACAAGGTACTCGACAATGACCCAAGCGCGGTCAGGGAACTTCTGAGAACCCTGCTTTACGTAGACATCTCCAACAGTAAATTCATAAATACCGTCCTCCATGTCATATGACGGAGTTTCCGCCTCACTAGTGTCAATGCCATAATCATCTAACAATCCCATGATGGAATTCCTTTCAGTTATCAGTTAGTTTCGCCTACAAATGCGGGCTCGTCATCCTCAGTGTAACCTTCGGCAACGGGCACGCCTTCGTCAGGCAGTTCATCCGAGGCCAAGGTTTTGACTTCGGCTTCTACACCCACAGAATCGTTGCTTAGCCAGTTACTGACTACTGCAACAAAGTCTTCGGGTGAAGTCATAAGAGGCAGCCCGCCGATACGAGATTTCGCATCGACAAGTGCCGAGGGGTGCGACTGTACTTGGCGCTCGTAAGAAGTGTTCTTACCGATGCCTTTAATTTCAGTCGTGACGTGAGCAGTAACGTGCATAAGTTTCTGCAGCCCGTCGCCGTTTTTAGGCGAGAAACCGGGCTTAATCACTTTCATCTTTCGGTGGTCAACAATTTCTCTTTCATGTGCGACCAAGATTACATGCACACCAGAAAGGCTTTGGAACATCTCCAACGCTTTACGGCACGCATCGCCAAGGGGCATGTATAGGCGAGCATCCAAAACCCCTGTCGGGATTTCATCGCTAGTGGCCCCTACATCTTCGCGGTACAGCTCGTCCAAAAGCATGTCTGCTGCAGTGGAGAACTCGTCGATTACGACAGCCCCCACCTTTTCTAGGCCTTTTTCGCCTTTAGCAATAGCGTTGGCAAGAACAGCAAAGTCAGAAAACTTGCTGTAGTTCATACGAACTACGTCGGATAACAGCCCTTCGTGGTTCTGCAATGAAACCCAACCTTCTTTTGTGTCGATGTACAGCACTTTTTGGTCCGGTTCAATAATTTGTTTTGCCAAGCCGACAGACAGGACAGTTTTGCCAGTTCCAGGCTTGCCATAAAGCATTGCCATCAGATTCTTAGCAACTTTCTGTGTTCCAAGGTCTGCCATTCTTGACATCAATTCATCAAGGCGTGAACTCATTTCTTTTCTCCATCTGGGACGCCGATTTGTCTGCGTTCCCGTATCTTGTACTCAGTTTTTAGCATTAGTTGCGTATTGCCACCAATTAGTTCTGTCGAGCATATATCTTTAAAAGAACAGGATTGACACACCATTTTGTTAGCTGTGCGATAAGCCCGACTTGCCTGTTCTTCGAGAGTCAATTCTTTCAGTGCTTGTATTTCAGCTGCTACTCCTAGTTGCTCCATAAAAGTATTTAATACTCGTTCAACGTTTGGTTTTAACATCATAAAATAATTCATTGAATCAGCTGCCGGTGTTTTCAATTTGCGTGTCCGCAACATGTTGTATGCGCCGTACGCAATTTCATAATTAAGTGCTCTCAAGGCCCCAATATATTTAGGTATTTGAGGCTGTAAGTCTGTCTGTCCTGGAGTGTAGAAGTCGTACACAAATTTGTGGTCAATGACTACGTAATTTCCTTCAGGGTCTTTAACGATGAGGTCTACGACAAAAGGATATTTGCTTTCGTTTTCTTCGTCGTAAACAAGGCTAAATTCTTTTTCGACAGCAACAATTGTCCAACCATTGCGCACCATAAACTCGTTGGCAAAGTAGCCCCAGTCAGGGTTGAACAAGGAATCGAATAGGTGAGCCCTGTTTGAAGGCTCTTCAAACCCCTCAGCAATAATGCTGTCGTATTCTTCCTCAGCTTTTGTCAGTGCTAAATCAAAGCGCTCAAGCTGGCCTTGCGCGTCGTCGGCTAACTCAAGCAAGTGCCTGTAAAAAGCTTCAAGTACGCGGTGACCGGCAGTTCCAATTGCAAGCGATTGGCTGGTATTGATACGTTCCAGGCTCAATCCGTAGCCGTAGTAGTGCTTGCGTCGGCACAGCAGGTAGCTGTCTACTTCTGAGTGACTGACACTAGGCATCGAGGTCATCCGTCCGGTAATCAGCGCCGATGTCTTGCACAAGGAAAACGTAATCGTTGAACAAGTGGAACGAATCCTGCACGTCGTCAAGTGCCCGGTGCTTGGTCTCGTGGTCTTTCTGACCGACAGAGCGGTAACCCTGTGCGTCAAAGAACATGCGCAAAGCACTGACATCCATGTGTCGGTGGCTCAGCCTGCGGTCAAGCCGAGGCATCCAGTTACGTATGAAGGACCTATCAAAGTGAACACTGGAACCTGCAAGAATTGGTTTACCAATGTCGTGCTTGTCCAGGTCTTCAAGTATTTGGTCTTCGGCATCTTCGGGCAGGATAGCTCCGAAGGTTTCCATGTCTGCAAGTAGACCGTTTTTGGTGTGCATCTCTTGCACAAACAAGTCTTGTTGCATAAGTTCCCAAGCAATCTTATCGGGCGTGATAAGAACCGATTGGACATCGCCCACTTTTTGATGGTGGTCGCTGAGCATCCAGCCAACCTCAATAATGCGGTCATTGTCTGGGTCTAGCCCAGTTGTCTCAAGGTCAATCCATAAATACATTGTCATCTCCGTCCTGTTTCAGTGATGGTAGCGTACCATCTATTCCGTGTCAACATTTGCAAGCAAATTGTGTTTCGTTGCCCACCATGTCTCGTTGTCTGCGATTTCTTTGTCTGTTGCTTTAGTCTCTGCATCATGCTTCTTGCAAACATATTCCTCTAAAGGCATAAAAGGCTCGTCAGCAGCTGGCCTAGGACCATAGTACTTATTGTTCAGGGCGTGCCATCTGTTGTGACACGTACTACAGATACGGTGTACGTTGTCTGGGGCATTGTTGATAACATTCTTGTCCGGCCCATGGTGACGGTCACCTTTGTCGGGGCCTTTAGTTGGCTGTATAACACTCCCAAAGCAACCGATAATTGGCTCGACTCCCCCACCTGCGTACCTCAATCCTGCCCACTCGCACTTCATGTCCTTGAATATGGGATACATCATTGCAGCCCGCTTGCGACCTGTTGATGTGATGTCAGTAATTTCTGAGGGCTCTGACATGGGACGCCCGACACCTCTTGACTCTACTTCGAGTACGACGTAATCGTCTTGGTGAGGCTCGTATAGCTTGAAGTTTGCATCCAGCCACATGTCATCTTCGTCAATCACAATATCTCTCCCGTCCTCATAGCCTCACTCAAGTTCTCGGCTGTCATGTCAGCACCTTCGTCAACCATTGTATCGTTGAACGCCGACACCATCTGCTCCTTGCGGTGAATCGTGTTGCTCATCCATGTATCTATGGATGCTGGTATCCGGTAAATATAAACGTCGTTCTCCATCTCTTGCCCAATGCGGTCTGTCCTCGCGTAAGCCTGGTCCCTTTTCCCTGGATTCCACTCCTCGTCGATGATGTGCGTGGCAGTTGCAGCGGTCAGGTTCAGGCCCGTCCCACCAGTTTTGTAATTGCATAATAGGATGTCCCATTTTGGCTCCTCACCTTTAGCTAAGTAAAAGTTGTCTTTGATTTCTTGTCGTTCTTTTCTTGGTGTTGCACCTGTCAGTAACGCAACGCGCAAATTTCTGCTTTTCAGAATTTCAGAAAAACCGTGCAGCGCTGTAGTGAACTGACTAAACACAACCTGTCGCCTACCCTCAGCATGTAGAGCAAGTATGTGATCCAATGCTGCATCAAGTTTGCACGACTCTTGCACCTCTTCACCAACAGAAAACACTACGTCACCTTCTTCGTTACGTAGTTCAATACCAGCAGGCCACACATTTGCTTGTCTTTTGCGTGTAATCAAACTAATCAAATGCATAATCGTCATCGATTCGCCACTATCCAGCATGATCTGTGCTCGTTCCGACAGTTGGCGCACAATCTTGTATTGCTTCTTATACAAATCAGCATCCAGATCAACCCGAATAATATGTTTGCGCTGTGTCGGCAGCACGATGCCAGCATCCTCACGATCACGAGCAATAAACCGGCCAGCAATCAAAGGCTTCAGGTTCTCCAGCTGCCCGTCACGAAATTCAATTTTGCCAGAATGGTGATTTTGTATACAAAAAGACTGCAAAAACTGTGACTTGCGAGCAAACAACATTGGATCACACAAATGCAGCAACGCATAGATGTCCATCGGACTATTCAAAAGCGGGGTTCCCGTAGTAAAACACACGTTTTTCACGCTTTTACTCGACAACCACTCATCAAGCTTGTAAGCGTATCTGACGGGCGTAAGATCACCCTTTTTCCAACCACAGTGCTCACACGGTTTTAGCTTCTTATCGGCGCTGTGAAGACCTTTTATGTGCTTTTTACACTTGGGGCACACGTTGTCCACTTTCACCAGCATTTCGACATACTTGAAATTGCTTGTGCTCGTGTTTTTTAGGTTATGCGCCTCATCAACGATGATGCTATCGATTTGCCAATCCATAAGCTTGGCCAACAAATCTTTGTCTTTGCGCCAAATCTCAAAATTGACAACGACACAAGCTTCATCGCTTGCCAGTATTTTGTCCATCTGAGCATGACGGGTTTTAGGCGTCTTTTTGTACAAATTGAAAACGCTGCGATGCGGGGCCAACGTCATAATCTCGCCAGCAAACTGATCACAAATGTCAGCTTGGCAAACTACAAGAACCTTACGGCTTTGTACGAGGTCAAGCCATCCGATAGACTGTCGGGTTTTCCCCAAGCCCATACCATCGCCCAAAATCCATCGCTTAGCACCAGCACCAAAGAGAGCACCACGCCACTGGAAGGGAAGAATAGTTCCAACGTCACTGTTACCGTCATGCCACACCTTGCCTTTAGCTAATTTTTTGTAGCTCTGCTCAAGCCTTGAAACATCTGCTTGAACCGCATCTGCTTGATCTAACGACTCTTGACGCCGATCCTCATTCTCCTGCTGCTGCTTGATCTTCTTGATTTCTTTACGGTATTTTGCCTCAGAATTTTGTTGCTCTTCGAGCTGCCCCAACAATTCTGCAATTTGTGTGCGCTTTTTCTCAGCATTTTCTAAGTGTTCAAGCTTGCGTGCTTCAAAATCTGATAGATCATTGAACAACGTCACCGTTTTCTCCTGTACCTAGGCTTCAGCTCAAAATAAATGATCAGGCCTAACGATGATGCAGATAAAACAAATACAATTATTGCGATCTCAAGCATTGTGAGCCCTTGCCTCTAGTATTTTCATTGCTTCGGTGTGTCGTAGATAAGCGAATTGGTAAGCCATGCTGTGCTTACCCGTAGGATGCGGGTACATACGTGCTAAACGTGCGTACTGTTCCGCTTCCTGGCGCAGCTGTCCCTCATCCATGTCGTACAAATCATCGACCCAAAATTCATTTTCATCCATGAATTCGTCATCAATCATTTTCGTTACCCCCAATCAAAGTAAACCAATCTGGTTTATCGTGATGCTGCTTCAGCTCACGCCCAAATTGAATAAGATTTATCCCCAAAGCTTCCACAACCAAAGCTTGCTTGTGAATATCTTTGGAGTCGCGTTTTTTATCAATTGCCAAAAGCTCTGGAATTTTTGGTGACACTTTACTGATCCACGACACCCAACCATTTGGCGGCGTGTCGTTAGCTAAGCGCACCACATCAGCATCTAGCTCTTCTGGTGCCGGGAAATAGTAACGCACCGGCCTATCCCCCAACGTTTTTACACGATCGTCAGCTCTCAACACTCTTTTTACCGTGTTATACGATTTGCCCGATCGTGTGGCCAGCTCATTGACTGTCAGCGGCTTGTTTGAAATGGCAAGCGCAAACAAAACGATCGTGTTGTTAGAACGGCTCTTCATGTTCCAATTTCACTAACATGTCGCCATCAAGCTTGTAACCCGT